ACCCAAGCGACACCCCCACCCAAGCGACACCCCCCTCCCCAGGCAAGTAGGCCCCAAGTGAGCCGCCTCTCCCTACGGGGTGGGGAGTGGAACAAGGTAAGGGCCTTCGTCAAGGCTAGGGACGACTATACGTGCCAGGTATGTGGGTCCCTTGATGACCTGACTGTGGATCACATCATGCCCCTTAACAAACTCACCACAGATCAGTGGACAGACGGACTCCATCTCGATCCTGGGAACCTCCGTACCCTGTGCCGCACCTGCAATGGGACCAAAAGCGACAAAGAACTTACAAGACAGACGTGGGTGTCAGAACAATTAAGGATTATGCTCGCCACGTCTGCCTACCTTCCGAGTCTTTTGAGGGCCGTGCCGACAGTCCCCCCAAGTGTCCATTTCCACCCGAATGAGGCCAAAACCTCCACGATTGAAGGAATATTGAAGGATGGTGCAGAATGACATTCAAAACGCAGGTAAACAGATTCAAACGTTCGGCGACCTGGCTGGGACCTAACCACGCACCTGGCTTGGAGTTGCTTATTGCTCTCGCCAAGGAACTAGATGAGGGCCACATCAACGCAGGCATGGCTACAGCGTTCCGTCAGACATGGAAGACACTCCTAGACGCTAAGCCAACCACGGATGGTGCACCTGCTGACCCTGTGGACGATTTGATCGAGGGCCTGAGCAAATGATTGCCGTTCCACGCGACTTCCCGGCCAACTACGTTCACCACGCTCCGGTGATCAATATCCCGGTACTCACACTCTACCTAGTGGCCTTCCTTGCTCTGATTTCCCTTCTGGATACAGCGTTTCTGATCCTCTTGCTATTGGGTGTGTAATGATCACCACAGACTACTTAGTTCCTATCAAAACTCTTTACCTACAGTTGAAGAGTGCCCCATGCACTGACTGTGGTGGAGTGTTTGATCCGGTCTGTATGGAATTCGATCACCTGCCTCAATTTACCAAGGTGCGAAACGTAAGTCAGATGATTAGTCAGCAGGCACCACGAGAAACAGTCTTGAAGGAAATAGCCAAATGTGAGTTGGTGTGCTCCAACTGTCACGCTATCCGCACCCGCGACCGCGCCGAGGCCTATCCTTTCAAGGTCTGTTTGGTTGCGGGGTGTGAGGTTAAGTCTCGGCGCAATGGCAGGTGTCAAAGTCACAACCGCCGTAACTTCCTTTATGGAGATTGCTAAATGCAGTCTCCTGCCTGGTTCACCAAATCCCTTTCTGGTACAGAAGACTTCCCTAGCGCCGCTGATCCTCTCCTAGCACTGACCGACAGGGTTTGGTGTACCCCTGAGAGCCCAATCCCTGGGTCAGTCCATCTTGACCTGTGGCAACGATGGCTATTGCGGCACATTCTTGAGTTGTATCCGATTGGTCACCCAAGGGCAGGCCAACTGAGATACAGGCAAGTCTTGGTATCTATGGGCAGGCAGAACGGCAAGAGCCTCATATCCTCAATCCTGGCCGTCTGGGGCCTACTCAGAGAGCCGGGCGCCGTTGTGATCGGGGTTGCATCCTCTGTTGACCAGGCCCGGATCATTTACGACCGTGTGAAGTTCACCACGGAAGCCGTGCCTCAACTCGCCTCACGGTTCATCCGTTCATCTATTACACGTGGTCTAGAGACAACAACCCATTCAACGTATGAGTTAAAGGCAAGCAAGAGCGCCGCTGTGCAGGGTATTCCCGTGTCTGTTGGTCTACCCGATGAATTGCATTTAACACGTAAGGAAATGTGGCAAGCCCTGGTCAATGGCACGGCCTCACGTGCTAACGGGATTGTCGTTGGAATCACGACAGCCGGGGACAGTGGGAGCGCTCTACTCATAGACCTCTATGACCGTGCGAGGAAAGCCGTTGACGTGCCAGACTCACGGTTTGGGGTGTTTGTGTGGGAGGCCCCCGACGCCTCGGTCCCGTCCGACGATGCCACACTAGGTGAATACCTCACCCTTGCCAATCCTTCGCTAGCAGAGGGCAGGTTGGACATTGAGACTGTCATCTCTGACTGTCGTGCACTGCCCGATGCTGATGTAATTCGTTATCGCCTCAATCGATTCATCGATTCATCCTCATCCTGGTTGTCACCTGGTGCTTGGGTAATGGCAGGCGGCGCGGTTGACCTGGCTGATGGTGGCAAGTCCATCACGTGGGGAATCGATCAGGCTACAGATGGGTCCGTGTGCTCGATTACAGGGAACTTCCTTGACGACGACGGGCAGGCTTATACGGCCCTGGTTGCCTCTCTGGTGGCACCTCAGCAAGATGACGTGCTGAACCTATGCAACGGCCTCTCCCGGATTTCTCAGCACTTTGCCCTTGAGAGTTCGCCCGGTAACAAGAAGCTCATAGAAGCCCTGAAGAGTAGGCATCCCCAGATCCTCTACCGAGGCGATGCGTGCGCGGCTTCAATGATGCTTTACCGTCGCTTGGCCGCTGGCACTCTGACTCACAACCGTGACCCCTTGTTGACTCAGCAAGTTAATCACGCGATGAGAAAGAACGTGGGAATGGATTGGCGGCTCACAAGAGGACGCGACAACTCCCCCATTGACGGCTTGATGGCTACAGCGGCGGGCCTTTGGGCACTCGATACTGCCCCAAAGTGGACAATGCAACTGTTCGTGTAGAGGGCCTACCCCTCTAATTCTCGCAGGTCGAGACTAACGATAGAAGTAAGTGTTGGGCGGTTGAGAAGAATTGTTGGAGATCCATCCCTCCTCTGGTCAAACTCCCGCCTAACACCTGCTCAATACGTCGAGAGGTGAGCGAATGGGCTGGTTGCAGAGATTGGGCATTGTCTCACAGACGCGCACAACAACAGCCATCATCACTTCTGATTCTCCGGTCATTCCCTCACGGAATTCAATTGCAGTAGTTCCCGACGTTGCCCTCACCATCCCATCGGTTTACAGGGCCATCCAAGTGCTCTATACCTCCGCACGGCAACTTACCTTAGAAGTGCGTAAGAACGGTCAACTAATCCCCACACCTTCCCTTATCAACCAGCCTAACCTACATGAATCACAATCCGCATTCGTCAAGCGCACCGTCACATCACTTGGCACCACAGGTAATTGTTATTGGTTGAAGACATTTAATGACAAGGGTGCAGTTGCCAACGTTGAGCCGCTCAATTCTCTCAACATGGGACCGACCGTCATCAATGGCCAGCGCATGTATGTATACGCGGGCGACGACTTCCGTAATGCTCAGACCTACACGGCTGATCAGATTGCCCATCTGAAGTTGCTTGATATGCCCGGCTTTTACCGTGGCCTTGGTCCAATCCAAGCCTGTTATGTCGCATTGCGTGGGGTCCTAGACCTACGCGCATACGCTGATAATTGGTTCCACGATACGGAACACCCTAAAGAGGGAATCCTATCCACGACTGACAACCTGGTCCCTGAACAGGTGGAGGAATACCAGAAGGCCTGGGCCGCACACCTAGCCAGTGGGGGCACGGCTGTCCTGGGCAATGGTCTGAAGTATGACCACGCCTGGCTCGATCCACAGTCAGCACAATTCCTAGAGTCTCAGAAGTACAGCGTTAATGAGATCGGGCGAATGTTTGGGGTCTCATCTTCCATGCTCAACTCTGGAATTGACGGCAACTCACTAACTTATGCAACCGTTGAGGGCCTCAATTCGGAATTCAAGAGCCTCACTCTCATCGATTACCTTATCGAGATTCAGGACGCGCTTTCCGCGTGCCTGCCTCGGGGCCAAGAGGTCAAATTCAGTTTTGCGGACTGGCTACGCCCCGATGCAAAGACACAGGCTGAGGTTGATGCGGCTCTGATCACCGCTGGCATCAAAACTGTGAATGAAGTCAGAGCCGAGCGTGGCCTACCACCCATTGATGCACCAGCCACACCACCCCCAGCCGCTACACCCGCCGTAGGAGTGACCCCATGACCGAAACACTAGAACTTCAGTTTGAGATTCGCGAGAAGGCCACTGAGGGCCAGTCAATGACCTTTACCGGCCTTGCTGTCCCGTGGGGCGTTGTCATTCAGCTCGCCGATGGCGCCAAAGAGTCATTCACACGCGGGTCTATCCCTGAGATCACCCCTGACGCACCACTGCCTCTCTTGTGGTCACACGATGCCCGTTCGATGCCCGTTGGGGTTATCACACGGGGCACCGATGCTGAAGAGGGTTATGTGATTGATTGCCGCCTCTCCGACACCACAACCGGTCGTGAGGCTTACTCACTTCTCAAGGACGGTGCCCTGAAGGGCCTGTCAATCGGCTTCCAGCCTGTGAAGTCATCTGTACGTAATGGAATTGAAGTCCGTACCTCTGTATTGCTCAAAGAGGTCAGCCTATGCAACTTTCCAGCCTACGGATCTGCACAGGTTATTGAGGTCCGAGACGAGAATTCAGAATTATCCGATACTAACAACGAAGATCGTTCTCAGAAGGGAACAACAATGGAAATCGAAGACACTCTTACTGAGATTCGCTCAGAAGTTGCCGACCTAGGCCGTCAAATCGCCCTGAATGCCGCACCCGCCCCCAAGGTTAGCCCTGTGCTAACACGCTCATTTGGCGAGGCTGTCAAGGGCCTCATTGCTGGCACAGAGACTGCGGAGAACTTCAACCGCGCCGTGGACAGTGTGCTTGCTGACACTGCCACCCCTACAGATACATGGATCTCTAAGGCTATCCAGATTGTCACCAATCGGCGCCCGATCATGTCAACCGTCAACCGTGCGGGCCTTCCTGCCACTGGCCAGACCATCACATACCCTGTGTTCACTGGTGTCACTGGCACCGTAGCAGTGCAAGCCCTTGAGGGCGACGCTCTCGGCGTCATCAAGGTTGACGTAACGACCGCCACAGCCGCAATCAAGACATATGGCGCCTACTCCAATCTCTCTCGCCAGAGCATTGAGCGCTCAGATGTCAACTTTGTGAATCTGACTCTTCAGGCCCAAATGGTCGCGTATGCCAAGGCTACAAGTGGCGCGGTTGCGACTGCCATTGCCGCTGCCGTTGGGGTGGTTCCCGCCACAATCCTGACAGCCAACCTGACCTCTGCTGGTGCATGGACCGATATGGCTTTGGGTGCCTCTGTTGTTGAGTCCGCTTCTGGTCTCTCCCCAACTGTGATGGTCGTCTCACTTGCCGATTTCCGCGTACTCGCGGGAATTGTTGACGCCGATGGCCGTCCGGTCTTCTCACTAACGGGCAACAACGTCAATACATGGGGCTCAGTGGATTTGAAGGGCGTTAAGGCTCTCATTGGTGGATTCATGCCTGTGATCCCAGTCGCCGAGTTGGCCGCAGGCACTGCCTATGTTTACGATCCTATGGCCGTTACTTGGTACGAAAGCGCTGGCACTCCAGTCAAGTTGACAGACCAAACAATCACCAACCTGACTTCTCAGTTTGCCGTTTACGGCTACGGTGCGGTTGCGGTTAATGATCCTTCCGCAATTGTCAAGGTCACCTTGGGTGGCGTCTGACAAATGGCTGTTCTCTACACGGACGTTACGCAGGCTCTTGGTACTCAAGACAATGCCCGCGCAATGACAAGCCTTGCTATGGCAGAAAGTCTAATCACTGACGCCCTAGTGAGTGCTTTCCGTGAGGTTCCAGGTAGCGTCCGTGATGCGCTGGTTTTGGAAGTTGCAAAGTCTTGGTTTGACCGTACCCAAACGATGGCCGGGGCATCCCAGTTTGCTGATTTCTCAACTGGCCGCCCCGTAATGGCGCCGCGCGATCCGCTTATGACCGTGTGGCCCGTTATTCATCGCTACGTTACGCCGTTCTAATGTCTATCCCAATCTTGAGTGATCTTACAAGCGCCGGGGGCATCATTTCAGAGGCGAGGCGCGAGCTCGCAGAAGTGTGCGCCACAGCAACGGGATGGGTAACCCACGCAATGCCACCTCGTTCCCTCTCGGTCCCGTGCATCATCGTTCTGCACGGTTCACCAATGATGGAGGCTGTTGAGGACCCCACATTCCGGGATGCTACGGCTGGGTCCTACACCATCAATTTTGAGGTCTTTGCCTTGGTGGCTGACAACGATTCCTCCACTTCCGAACTTGAGGCCGTGATTGACGACCTTATCCCAGTGCTCTTGCCCACTCAGGTGAGCGAACCTCTCGTGATTAGTTATGCAACAAACAACTACTTGGGCATCCGTTTCCAGGTAGCCCAATTCGCCCAATACGGCAACTAGGAAAAGGAATACATTATGGCAACTCCGACCCGCCTTAAGGGCAATCAGGGTTTCTACTTGACTCTCAAAGAGGGCATCTCTGCCGCTGTAGTTTACAGCGATGACGTGCGCTCGTTCGAACTGACATACAAAGATAAGGAAGATTCAGACCTGACCTTCACTGAGGCTGCTACTGGCCTCGGTCAGTTCGCCGAACTGAAGTTGACGGCCCTCGTGTCATTCGACGCCGGGTGCCTTTGGCAATATGCGGACGCCAATCCAGGTGCAACGGTTTCTGTCGTGGTTGCCCCGTTTGGCAATGTCACCCCTTCCAGCACTCAGCCTCACATCGTGTTCGATGCAACCATGCCGGGTCGGCCTTCCCTCTCCAATGAGGCCGTCCTTGCTGCTAAGGCTAAGGGTCAAACGTATGACATCGTCCTTACTGGAATTACAGATCCGATCCAAGTAACCGTGTAATCATGGGTGCCGAATTGCGGGTGTATGGGCTTAAAGAGACTGTCAGGAAACTCCAGAAACTTGGCGCTGAGGGACAAGACCTGAAAGATGCCATGCACCGCATCGGTGATAAGACCGTCGAGCGTGCCCGCACCTATGCACCTATTCGCACAGGTGCGCTCTACGAGTCTCTCAGGGCTGGCGCCGCCAAGACAACGGTAACCATCAGGTCTGGTTCAGCCCGTGTGAAGTATGCCAAGTATGTCGAGTTTGGCACTAAGAACATGCCTGCTCGTCCTTTCATGCGTCTAGCAGCTGCGGAAACAGCGCCTGACGCTAAGGCTGAATTGGACAAGGAACTACGTACGATCCTAACCAGGATCGGACTCAAATAATCCTGTAGGAGTACAGATGAACAACGAAAAAGCCAAAGAAATCATGAATAGTGTCACTAATCGTGACCTGCTCAAATACAACAAGTCTATTGGGTTCACGGGTGATGCCATGAATGATGGAATCGCCACTCTTCTCATTGTGGCTGCCGAATTGGACAAGGTTAAGAGCGGTCGTGCTGACATTGACCGGTTCCTAGACATGACCACTGTTGCTCTCAATGAGTACCTAGAGAAGGCACTGCCAGATGAGCCAGCCAGCGAGTGAAGTCGATTGGGGCATCTTCGAAACTGAGGAGAATGCCCCAACTCCTGATGAGGAGTATTTCACCCAACAGGCTCAATTTTGTATTGCCTCGGGCTTTGTCCAACCGTCCGAATATGACGCCATGACTCAGGTGCAGGTTTCAATGTGGATTGAACAACTGAATGAGCGTAACGCAGCAAACAAGTGAGGTGAGACCATGTCCGGAAACGTTGTAAGTATAGAAGTTCTGGCCGACGTTCGGAATATGGTCAGGGGGCTCAACGAGGTCAACGGGCACCTTAGCGCCACTGAGAATATGGCTTCTAAGTTCGGTAAAACTCTTGCTGGTCTAGGGGTGGGCCTGGCTGTTGGTGCTGTGCTTCGCGATATATTCACTGAGGGCGTGCAGGAGGCAAAAGATGGTGCCCTCATTACTGCTCAGTTTGCGGCAGGAATCAAATCCACTGGCAACGCTGCCAATGTCACCGTGGGAAACCTTTGGGATTTGGCGGGCTCAATCAGCGCATACTCTGGGCAGACAAAGGATTCCGTTGCAGAGTCTGAGAAGTTGCTCCTGACATTCACCAACATCAAAAACGTGGGTCCTAACAAGATCTTTGACCAGGCCACTCGGTCTACTGCGGATATGGCTACCGTGTTCGGTGGGACTGCCTCAGATAACGCAATCAAGTTGGGCAAGGCACTGAACGACCCAATCGCGGGCATGATGGCACTGGGCAAGATGGGAATTACGTTCAGTGATGACCAAAAGAAACTCATTCGGAAGTACCAAGAGTCGGGGCAACTCATCAAGGCTCAGCAAGTCATCTTGGACGAGGTCTACCGGGAGACTGGTGGCGCTGCTGAGGCTGCTGGAGGCACCTGGGTAGGTGCACTCAATAAGGCTCAGAACGCCTTCGCTGAAATGTCGGGTGTGGTCGTTGAGACATTCCTGCCCGCTGTCCTGCCTGCTATCACGTGGGTGTCCAAGGCGTTGAAGGATGCTGAACCAGGGATTGCCGCGTTCACCGATGGACTTGGTAAGAATATTCAGACTGCTATTACAGTCTCCAAGCCTCTCATGGATGGCATTGCTATGGCGGCTCAGAACATCGGCACGTGGATCACTACCAGTGCTGTTCCTGCCTTCCAAGGACTCGTAGCAGGCTGGCAAGAGGGCACGGGTCCTGGTGGGGCTATTCGCGACATTGTTGGCGGAATCTGGTCTGTTATCAAGTTGCTTGGCGATGCCCTGGGGAGCCTTGACCTTCCTGGCAAGTTCCGGTTGCTGACCTTTGAATGGCAATTGGGCACGGGTACCGGTGGGCAACTAAAGGATGCGGCTAATACTCTGGTCACGGCATTTTCTATTCTGGGTACATACGTTTCAGGCACGCTGGTGCCTGCTATTAAGGATGCCTCAACGTGGATCATCGCTCACAAGGATGATTTGCTCGCCGCTGCTATCGCTATCAACATCATCCTATTGCCTGCCTATATTACTGCTGGCGTTGCGGCCGTAGCATCGGGTATTACGCAGGTTGGCGCGTGGGTATCCACCAAGATTGCAGCCGCCACCTCAGCCGCTGAGCAACTCATCGCTAGTTACTCGGTTATTGCTGGCTGGGTGTCCACAGCGGGTGCCGCTATTGCCTCAGGGGCCACGTCCACGGCTATTTGGCTCCTCTATGCACAGGACGCGGTTGTGGGTGCCGCCAAGGTCGTGGGGTCACACCTGGTAGTTGTTGGTGGCTGGGTATCCACTGGCGTGGCTGCTGTAGCGGCTGGCCTCGCACAGGTGGGTGTTTGGGCAGAGCAAGGCTTGCAGGCTGTCATAGGGGCGGCAAAGGTTGTTGGGGCTCATGCATTGGTTGTTGCTGGTTGGATTGCGGACGCCGCAACCGCCACGGCTTCTGGTATTGCAATGGCCGCCGCTTGGGTCGTTGGCCTTGGTCCTATCGCGTGGATCATTGCCGGGGTGGCGCTTTTGGTTGGTGCATTCGTATGGGCATATAACAATATTGGCTGGTTCCGTGACGGTGTTAACGTCGTCTGGCACGCCGTTACGGTTGGCTTCTCTGCCATGGTCAATTGGATCGTTGACGCCTGGAATAATACCATTAATTTCATCACGACTGCCCCAGGCAAGATGCTTGATGGACTCAACGGAATGATCAATGACGCGAAAAGAATTGCTGGAAATATCATTGATGGAATCGTAAACGGAATCCGTGATGGCCTGGGCAACATTGGCAGGGCTGCTGTAGAAATGGCAACCAGGCTGTGGAATGACTTCAAGCGCACACTCGGCATCGGTAGTCCGTCGCGTGTCTTCGCTGACCTGGCCGGATATGCCGTTGATGGTGCTGTCCTCGGTATCACTAGGAACCTCGATGCCCTTGGTGCCGCTGGCAGTTTGATGGGCGACGTTCTAAGCGCCTCATTCACTCCTAACCTTACGGTACCCAAACTCACACGTTACGGCTCATCATCCTCATACGGTGCAAGCGGTCCCACACAAATTACTATTAATGTGTCGGTGCCTGCTACTGCCAATCAGGTAGAAATCGGGCGTGAAATCTACAATGCCATGAACGCCTATGACCTCGCTAGTGGGCGATAATGACCTACCAACTAGAGGCGAAGGTTGTAAATCCAGATACACAATCGTTCCGACTTGGCTTCTCGCGTATTGGTGTGCAACCTCTTGGCGGCACCGTAGGCACGGGCTTCATCCTGGGTGTGTCACGCCTTAGCGTCGCTAGCCTCGGTTCCGACTATGGCTATATCTGGAAAGACTTCACAGGCAGGTCCACAGGGATTGTCACCAAGCGCGGGTCATCCATGGCAGGTCCGTGCATTTGGGGTGAGGTTGGAACACTCACAGCCACCTTTAAAAATGGCGGCGATACTGACCTGTCAATTAACCTTGGAATTGGCTCTCCCCTGCGGTTGCGTGACATCGAGGCTAACCACGTCGTGTGGACAGGCTTCCTGGCTGACACTGTCTGGAGCGCCGTCAAGGGGTCATCTAATTACTACGTGACATGGACCGGCGTTGACGTGATGAGCCGTCTAAGCCGCAAGGTTGGGGGCCTACCAGCGGCATCCTTTGCCAACCGTATGAGCACCCTTGCTCTTCAGGCTGGCCTTACGCACCCCGTACCTTCTGCCAATGACACCGTACTCGGCTGGGTTGATGATGACCGCGTAATCGTGGGTGCTGATCGATATGACTTAACTGTCGCACTGGGTGGCGTTACCGAGTCCATGACAATTGTCGAGCACATGGACGCTGCGTGCGCCAGCACGCGCTCTATGTACTTCGTGGGTGAGGATGGCAATATCGTTTGCTCGCCCGATTGGGGGCCAACCACAGTAATTCCAGACCCACCGCTGGTAACCAATTACACTGCGATTGAGTCAGGACTGACCTCCAAAACAATCATAAACGCGCTCAATGTGGATAACAAAGCCTTAGGGTATGCGGACCAAGGCTTTGTTCTGGTCTACGCCGAGAGTGTCGAAAGGTACGGCCAGCGCACACAAGATATCAACATGTGCGTAGAGACACCGGCCTACGCGATGGTTGTGGCGTCCGACTATCTTCGCACAGCCAGCGATGGGGAATTCAGTGCACAATCTTTCTCTGGGCCTAATCGCTTCCCTCCTACGGCTGCCTCTCCTGACCCGCTGGGCCAACCCATCAGAATTACACAGAATGGCAAGACTGCCCGTGCGTGGGTCATCAATGAACAAATTACGATTAAACCGAAACAACTTAGTGGGAATGGACAAAGCGTCCATTATGCCTATGGCGTGGGGCCGCGCCAACTAATGCAAAACACGGCCTTCCAAGGGGTATGATATGAGCACACTACATAAGACATTCATTGACGGTGAGATCTTCACCGCTACCGACGTTAACGCCGCACTGAATCCATTTCAGGCGGATCATATTCCGTACGCTATGGCGGCGGGGTCAGTAAGTTGTCAAGCCCCGTCTCCTGTTGGATACTCCTACCTCACGGCAGTTGTATTTCCCGGAGGTCGCTTTACCGCAATTCCCGTGGTCACGGCGGGTATTAACGGTACTGGCACGGGCAATAAGGGATTCACCTGTTTTGCCGGGGAGGTCACCACCGCCGGTTTCAATATCTACGTCACGGCTGTGCTAGCACAAACGGACACATACGTCCCGGTAGCGTGGATCGCAGTCCAGATGGCTAAGAGTTAAAATGATGCCCACGAAGTATAATCTAATTCTTTATCGCGGCGACGACTGGTCCATTACGGTTTCCCTTCTCACTGACGGAATTCCTGATGATCTGACAGGCATTACCTGGCTGTCGCAAATGCGTGAAACACCACGTAGTGCAGAGACTACGGCTGTCATCACGGTTACCGTGCCTAACCCCATCACAGGAGAGGTAACGCTGTATTTGCCTTCTAGCACAGTAACTTCTTTGCCTTCTAGCCTCGATCTTTCGTCGGGGGGCCTCGGGTCATTGTGACGGCTTGA